TGACGAGCTTCGTGCTCGAATCGCAATGTATCAGAATATTCTGGAATCCAGGAAGCCGGTCAATATGGTAAGCATTGATTGGGAAGGTTCAGTTCAGGACATTAGGAAAGGCAAACCATATTTCGCAGTTCTAACCAATGTCAATGGTTCATTCCATTATGAATTTTTATCAACTATTAGCTATGATTCTCGTAAATCAAACGCCACCGGCACAGCTGTATTTCGTGGTGATCTGCCGGTGGGAACAATAGTTCGGTATCGCAGTAGTGCTTCGTGGAAAAATGACTATTCCTATTATGGTGTAGTCGAGCCCGAAGGAATTAAGGTAATCAGCGAGATAGATGCCAAGCGTGCTCTTGGCATCATAAAGTAGGGAGGAAAAAATGAAAAAAACAAAAAATCAATTAACCGGACTTTCTCAAAAATATGTAAAGTCCATAGAAAAGCAATATATACTATCTCAAGATACCGATTATGGGACAGTATATCATCTGAAAAAAGACAGAAGCCCATTCTGTGTGAATAATTGCAGAACTGGTAAAACTCTCAGGGATGCTATTATATATGAACTCTCTGATGGAATAGAAAGCCCAAACTGCACTCCCTGGGCAATAGTCCTAAAGGATGGTGTGTCCGAGATAGATGCATTGCTCGGACTTGGTATTTTGAGAAAAGAGCCTCAGGGATTAGAAATAATTTCTGAATATAATACTGCTCTCATAGCAAAAGAGCATAAGTTGGATTATTATACCATATTCCATAACATTGTAAGTATGGAATACGGGCAGAAGAACGAGCATTACACAGATAGTAACTGGAGACACGAATATATAAAGAAATTTTATGATTACCCTGAGTATGGGGTAGTATTAGTTTATGAAGGCAAGTATCGCACTTGGCAGGGCGAATTACAATGGCGGGAAACTTGGAATTTGTATCCTGCAAAGACAGCTTAGGAGGAAAAAATGAAAAAGCAAATAATGACCGAAAATCTTCGCAATTCGATTATGCTCCGCATCAATGAAATGGGATGCAATGAGATAGGTGAGAAGCTTCTCGCAGAACGCACGGAATATTATGATGGCGTTCTCGTGTATGACTTCGTCGATGATGAAGTCAGAGCAGAACATATCCCACACGGGAATTTCTATGATGATTTCGGGAGAATGCTGGTTCTCTATACTCTCGAAGCAGGGAAACCAGATGATGGGATCGACTGGAGAGAGCTCTTCGATGAGGATGAATTGAAAGAGATATGGAACGAGAATGCCTATGCAGGGGATTGGGAAAGGTATCTCGCAGAACATCCCGAAAATAGTTTCAGTGATAGGTGTGAAGAAGTTCAGATGTTCTATTTTGAGCAAAATTGGAATGAAACACTGGATAAAATTGATCAAGCCCTGAGTGGCATAATAAAATATCAAGATGATAACTTTAAGGAGGAATAATGAAAAAACAATCTATTAACAACGGGGAACTCCTGCGGGAGTTCCCACCCTTCCAAATTGACGATAATCTCACCGGTGGCTATCGCCTTCCCTGCACTAATCATTCCCGTGCCCGGAATAATTTCTATGTGGTGCTGAACGGTTTCATGCCTGCTTATGTTCGTGACTTATCTGTGGATGAAGTGCGGGAGCATTATCCTGATGTCACTCTTGGGGATTTCTTCCCCGAGGGTATCCATGGATGGCTAATGAGGTCATACCAAGTTGGGGTCAATCCTTTACGTTTTCTTCGTGAGGTATTTACCGAGTATAATTTCAAATTTGTGGAAAGGGGTGTGGCAACTCCTGATGTTCCTTTGCCTTCTCCCGGTGCCACAATTCTCGTAAATAAGAATGGCGGAATGGCTGTAACGGAAAATGCATTAAACCAAAAGGAGGAATAATGTTCAGAACGATAGCTAATCTCTATCATAAATTCTGGAGCTGGTCTCATACAGAGATCGGCGATGGTATATTGTGCTTCATCTTAATGCTGATAGCAATGCTTGCTGGTATTGCAATCTTAATTTACGGGTATGTTACCGGGTTTGAAGGATAAAATAATTTCCTAAAGGAGGAAAAATGATTCAATTTCAGAAAGCAGTCCGAGAGCAAGTCAAGCTTCGGCTTGCTATTTATGGTCCGGCTGGTGCGGGTAAAACAGCATCAGCTCTTCGCATAGCACACGGTATCAGTGGCAAAATTGCCTTCATTGATACCGAGAATTACTCTGCATCACGGTATGCAGACGGTCTTAACTTTCCTGGAGGGTTTGTTCCCTTCAATTTTGATGTTGTATCTCTTCAGAAGCCCACAATTGAACATTATGTGGAAGCGATTCAATCAGCTGAAAATGCGGGATATAATGTTCTGATAATTGATTCACTATCTCACGGATGGCAGGAACTATTAGAAGAAATTGATCGCATTGCTAAGACGAAATATCGTGGCAATTCGTGGTCGGCTTGGAGTGATGGAACTCCGAAGCAAAAGTCACTCATCCGGGCAATCACTCAATCCAATATGCATATCATAGCCACAATGCGTGCCAAAACGGAATGGGAAACAGGGAAAGACGAAAAAACTGGTAAGTCAAAGCCGGTGCGGGTTGGTCTTGCCCCGGAACAAGGGAAAGGCATAGAATACGAGTTCGATATGCTGATGGAGATTAACGACTCACATTATGCTACGATAATCAAAGATCGTTCCGGCAAGTTCCAGGATATGGAGATTCATTGCCCTGACGAGAAATTTGGGGAGGAGCTTGCCGAATGGCTGACTCAGGGCGTAGTCCCAGTTCGCCCCGCTCCACAGCCCGAGCCAATCTCTATAGCAAAACAAACTGTTCCCAAACCAAAACCCGCTGTTCCCAAACCCGCTGTTCCCGAATCGAAATTTTCTGAAATCTCTGCAGTGGAAAGGCAAAAAATAATTAATCTGCAGAATCGGTTGCGGGATAGGGTGGAGAATTTCTCCAGGCAGAATCTCCGGGGATATGGTGATCGGGATAAGGCAAGAGAGGAAATATATGCTTGTCTTGGAACGCATACAATCGGTGAGTGCTACAATGCTAAATATCTTCAGGATATGCTTACTATGCTGGAGGAATGGCAAAAAAAGACAGATATCCCATTCGCCCCAATGCCTCCAAAAGATGAACAAATCAATGCTATACTCCAGGAGATTGATAATAAGCTGAAAGTGAAGTATATGCCTGAATCCGTTGCCGAGTCCTTTGCCAAGCAGGCATTATCTATTGCTGGAAAAGGTTCTCTGGAATCGCTAAATGCTATTCTAATGGCAGTAAATAGTTATCCCGATAAATCAATTCCTGTTTCTGAAGATATTTCTAAACTGCAGGAAGAGATTCATCAAAAGCTAAAAGTATTAGTGGATGGTAAAATTGATGGCTTCGAAACATCCAAAAGGATGATGAACTCCATCATCAAACATCTTGGTACCAAGACGGTAAAACAATGCCAGGACATAAATAAGTTAACCGAATATTCAGAACATCTGGATTATATAATTCATAATTCAGGAGAAGAGGAGAAAAAATGAATATTTACTCAATCGAAGCCCAATTCGTTGCACTCGACGCAATGCTCGAGGAATCTAATGGTGTATTAACACCTGAAATTGAAACCTATATGGATTCGATTCAGGCAAAATCGCTTAACTACTTATTCGATCTCCAGACGCTTCGGGATCAGTGTCAGGATTATGCTAAGGTTTGCAAAGAACGTGCCGATGAGTTCGCAAAAAAGGCAAAGAATTATCTCAATCGGGATGAAGCATATCGCAAAATGCAGGTAGCGATTATGCTGTCTGCGGGTCAAAAAACGATGGAAAATGGTGCTCACAGAATTACCCTGGTGAAGAATCCGCTGAAGATAGAAATCGTGGAAGAGTCAGAAATCCCTGATACATATCGGATTACGGATTTGAAAATTACTCTCGCTGATTATAAGAAAATTATGGATGCCGTAGAAGCGAAATCCATAAAATACGAGGTAGATAAGAAATCAATCTCCGAAATATATAAATCATCCGGTGTGGAGATCGCCGGGGTGAAGTATGTTCAAGATGATGATGTGAGGGTAAAATAATGATAGCTACAGCATTGCAAGTATTAACCATCGTCGGGATGGTGCTGTTCATAGTATTTTTGCTCCGGGAACTTCTGTTCCCGGGGCTTGGAGAAAACGAAAAGGAGAAGGAAGATGAAAGGGAAAAAAGAGATTAGGCATTACACACCTGCAGAGAAAATGGCTGAGGACTATAAAATTAGCCAATGCTATATCTGTTATCACGATTATCGTTCTTGTCCATATTTTGAAATGGTTTTGGACAAGATAAATGATAATGTGGCAAAAAAATCGATTATGCTACCCGGTAAATGCCCTGGGTATAAAACAATCCTTGGAGTAGAAGGAGATGTGAGATGAAATTCGCTTCAAAATGGGAAGAGCAGTATCGCAATATGCTTGAGCTGAAATATCGTGCCTGTGAGATTCTTGCCTATGAATATGAGTCCATTACCTTCCGTTTAGCGCCCAAAACGACTTATACTCCAGATTTCCTGGTTGTCTTGCCTGATGGCAAGGTGCAGATCCACGAGGTCAAGGGATTTGCCAGAGAGGATGCGATTGTCAAGTTTAAGGTTGCAGCCCAACAAAATCCGTGGTTTGAGTTCATTATGGTGAAGAAAAGCAAAACTGAAGGATGGGTAGAAATGCTTCATTTTAATAGAACTTACCCCAATACTGAAATAATCTCTGTTACCGACCATCATCCTCAAAAAAAAGACAGTAAACCGAAACAAGTCATAGCAAAGAAAAAGCTTACCTATGCTGAAATGCTGAAAAAACCAGATTATGCGGTAGTTATGAAGATGAAACCTGAAGAATTGAAGAAATTGCGATTGAAGCTTGGTGAATCTATTCTTGGAATGGCAATGCGAGTTGGTCTCCCGACGAAAGAGGATTGGGAACGGCTGGAAAATGGTTCTCACAAATTGTATTATCAGCGTCATATAGAAGCAATAATGAGGATGATGAAATGAATGTTATTCTAATCATCATCATATCATTGGCAATTATTCTTCTGCCGGGGATAATTGAATGCATTAGATGGCAGATCGTTAAATATAAGGATAAAAGGAGCTTAAAAAAATGAATCCAATATTAGAAGAAATTGAAAAAATGCGTGATATGACAATTCATACCCTGGATGCCCTCCGAGCAAATATCCTCTCCAACTTCGGCAGGATTGCTGAATTAGTAATGCGAGGTGATTCAGATATTATGCCAAAGGGATATTGTGGCGCACAGGAAGCAGCCAGGTATATGGATATGCCTCTTGGCACACTTCGGCAAATGGTATCGAAAGGAAAAATCAAATACTATAAGCCAACAGGTGGGAGGGTCTATTTCCGATACTCCGATCTGGATGAGTTTATGGAAGGGAAAAAAGAACAAGAAAAACCTGAAGGCATAAGGGGGATAACATGATGACATTATTGTATATCGCTACCATTATTGTGGTAATATTGATCTTAGCTGGTATAATCTGTCTCTATTGTGCAATTAAGCAAAGAGATAGGAATATCAGAAATCTGGCTAACGATGTATGCGTCTATAAGGCGCTATATGAGGAAGATAGCATCAAACTGAAGCATTATCAAGGGATATATGCCTCGCCTCAGAATTGTGCAAAATGTGGTAAGTTTGTTAGCACGGACAAGTCCATAGCAGTTATTATTTCCCCTTGGAAATGGGAGCATTATCATCCTGATTGTTTCCCAATTAAATATAACAAATAGGTAAATATTAAAAATCAGCCCTCCAGCAAATATAAAACTGGAGGGCTTTTTCGTTCACGGTGGAGGGGAATCGTCTAAAGGAGGAATAGAGGATGTTGCCCGTGAACTATTTTATAACGCACAAATATATTACCAAAAATGCAACATTTCCAGCCAATAAATCTACAATACTATCTGCCAAATTCCAGATAACTGCTCTTGCCTTTTGTGCCTGTTCCCAAGCAAGCGTAACAAAGAAGAAAGCAATGGCAATGAACCATTGTAGTGATTGCAGGTGGAATACATTGACTAAAATCCCGAAGAATAATCCAACTAATCCACCTACGAGTAAATGTTTCCAAGTGTTTCTTAATCTCACTATAAGCTCCTTATCATTTTGCTGACATCAGCAATATGTTCAAACTATGTTCAAATCAAGGTTTGCGACGACATCTTCCACATCCACAATCTCTAAATCGTTATCTTCTATGTAGGCTAACATCTCTGCCTCGGTATCGAACTCGACAGCAGAATGCTCGCCACAATCTATGCGAAAACCTGAGCCATTACCACAATCAATTACGATTTTGCCATCGTAAATTACATACCATTTATCTCTAATTATCATAGTGTCTCCTATGGATTAGGTGTTTCTGGAGGGAAGGGATCTTCACCAGATTCCCATGCAATCGGGACTTTCACAAGTACGCCGCCGTTAACAATGATGTCGTAGTATCCCTCTACATTGCTCCAGCCCGGATTCTCTCCGCCCGAAATCGTCATTACCTTTGTTGAGGCTGTCCATTTTCCATCGGTTACGCAAGTCGCTGCATCTGCAAATAGCTGTATATATTCGCTTGCAGAGAACACTGTGTTGCCCAAGAGTTGGATGCCATTGTTATTCGTAATATTCAGCGAATTCGTTCCATATGTCAGTGATGAGCCGATGCTGGAGAGGAACAGGGTTGTCAGTTCCATGCCCGTTATATCGCCTGTGATGACAGACGAGCCGATGTTGTAGAGGCGCAGGTATGTTAGCTTCATCCCCGTTATCTTGCCCGTGATGATAGATGAGCCGATGTTATAGAGGGACAGGGTTGTCAGTTTCATGCCCGTTATGTTGCCCGTGATGACAGATGAGCCGATGTTGTAGAGGTACAGGTATGTCAGCTTCATCCCCGTTATGTCGCCCGTGATGACAGACGAGCCGAGACTGTCGAGGTACAGGGATGTCACCAATTTGCGCCGAGGGATGGTAAGGCTTCCAGCGCCATTGAAGTAGATATCTTGGTTGGTGTTTGCGGCAAGGGTTAGCGAAGTGGTAACGAACTCTCCGCTACCGCCTATTCTAATGCTTGTGCCGCCAGCAGGGGTTACAGTTGTTGTTTCCGATACTCGAACACGAATGTATTTTGTGCCATCGCCAGAGGTGACTGTGAAGGTGGCAGGCATATTGCCGTAGTCCACCCTGCGATGTGCGCCGAGACCGAGACCTAATCCTAATCCTAAACTCATTTCTTCTTCTTTTTTTGTTCTGCTATACTTTTGAACATTTCTACCTGAGCGAGTCGTTTCTGAGCTTGCTTTTTACTGGAATATGTTCCCATTTTACGACCAGATTCGGCTATTACCGCATATTTTTGTTTACCTACTTTTTTAATCATTTTAATCTCCTTACGGATTAACCTCTAAAAGTCGCTTAACATTCCTCACATCAGCGTGGACCCAATTAACGCCTTTTTCTATGCAAGTGATGAGTGGGAATTTCCCTTTTCTAATATCGTTCCGCACTTGTTCTGCTGGCACATTTTTGACATCAAAATCAAAAGCTCTGCCGAATTTATGCTGACTGAATTTTGCACCTATTGTAGTATTCATTTCTCTGAAGCCACGATTCTTGAGATTGCCCCCCCAATACCAATTATTGATGGTAACAGGAACGCCATAATATTCTCTGATTTCATCTGCCGTGATGAGTATTCTATCGTCCATCAGAATGAGCCAATATGGTTCATATTCCTTACTCGGCATAAATTCATACCATTTGAAATATTTGGGTTTATACATTTTATTTATTTTTTGATTACTGGCTTTATAATATTTTGATATAATGCTGATACCAGCGGAATAGCATCAGTTACATTATTGATTCCCAATTTTTTCAGGATTTTAGGACTTGCCTTTTCAATAGTTGCTTGTGCTACCACCATCGCCTTCCCTTCATTTGTATTCACATAGCTATGAATATCTGGCGAAGGCAAGCTTCTCAAATCATCTAATATTTGAATAGGATTTGTCTCTGCAATAGAAATCAAAGGTGCTGCAATTTTATTGAATTCTTCCGTTGCCAATAATTTTTTAATTTTATTATATTCGGCAATTATGGTTGCCAATAATCCAGATACTGCCAACACAATAGCAGTAATAACTTCAATGTTTGCCAATATGCTATTTAGTATATTTTCCATTTTTGATCTCTCCTAATATTGTTTCCAATAGTGTCTCTATTTTGGTGAGCCTTGCATCAATATCTAATGAAGTCAATTCATCAATGCGCCTATTGATATTGTGTTGTTCAGATTTATACTGCTCTTTCCGTATTGAACAATCTGCAATATCCGATATTTCATTCTCCAATTCATAATATCTTTTTTCTATATGTGATATTTTCGTATTCAATTTGCCCCAAGCATAGGCAAAGGATACCAGATAAACAACGATATTGATGGCAATAGCTACCCATACATTCATAGTATCATCCTTTATGAACATTAATATACAATTTTGCGCCCAAAACGGCTATTTTGCACCCGGATTCAATCACAAAGTATTCAGATATACCTCCGGAAATAGGAATATCTGAAGTAGTAGCGGTAGGATTTGCGCCAATGGCAATATGGCAATTATTGTCTGCCCAAAGACGCACTACTTGTTTGTCATTTGCATCGATGACTGCAGCGGTCGCCGCTGAAGCAGATGTTCCATCTACAATTATCGGTGCAATTATGCCGGGATAGAACACCGGCATCGGATTACCATTTTGATCTGGGAAAAGAATATTCATTTTTTACGCTCCTGTTCCTGTTACAGGTATTGCCCTGTAAATTATACTTATTAATATATTGTTACCATCATTATATTTAAAACTGATTTTGTCCAACATTGCTTGCCCTGAATGTGGATGAGTAGTTTTTGTAATAGTTACTCTATCCGATGTTTCATCAGGATTTTGTTGTATATATGTATTTGCTGCAGATTTTTTATAGACGGATATTAATATTCCTGTATAACTAATTAAATAAGTAGAATCAAGTCCTGCATTGGTTAATAAATCATTATGCGAAATTGTATATCCACCTGTTCCAGAAATTGTAACATCTATACCATAATGATATAGATTTGTTATCATTGCACCAATAATACCATTAATTTGACCTTGAATATTACCGGTAACTCCATGAACATAAGTAAGCTCTGCTCTGGTAGTATCTATTCCAGTTAATTTATTTAGATCCGTTGCTTGACCATTCCAACCGGTTAGTTTGTTTAATACATCACCAGTAGTAGTCATTGCAGTAGCACTATTTAATCTAATGTTATCAATGCGTTTATTGCTCATTGTTTGTGAGCTTGCGTCGGCAGTGACAATAGCACCTGAGCCCCCGAATGCTCTATTACCTAATATCTTCTTCAGTATATTGAGAATAGATACTTTCTTGTCTTTATTCCCATCACTGGTATCGGAAATATGCAGAAAATCTCCATCATCAATATTAGTGTAAGTCCCAATATCATCTAATTGATATATTTGTTTGTTTGCCATTTTTTTATCCTTTTAATATTAAATTATTACCATTATGGTCTATCAAATAATTATCCCAGTAATCTACCATATAATAAAATCCTTCCAGGGTGGTATAGGTAGGCATATTATCTATTTTCTGTTTACCGATGAAGCTCAATTCTAATGTCTGCCCCGCTGATATATTCTGGCTAAAATCCTCTGGATTGATGTCTGAACTCAATATGCAGAGATAGCCAAGATCATTGCTATATTCATATCTTGGATATATCATTATCCCATCTGTCTTAGCAGCATTAAGCATTTGGATTAGAGATGACATATTGGAGGCATTTATTCCGTCAATTCCCAGATTCCACATTGTTATTGTTATTATCGGAATAAATCCTTTATGCTGAACTTTCAGATTACCGGATTTAGTTCTCCAAGTATTCTTGAGTTCTTGGAATCCGAGTTTGCCGTAGCAGTGTGGTAATTCCATTTCTGTCGTTCCATAGACGAATTTAACTCCGCCGAAACCCCAAAGCATTTCAGCCATTAGTTCCAACTCCCCAAACATTCAATTTCAATCAATCCATCTTTAGGATAGCCGATATTTGTCAATATATAATTATAACCATCTACTTGAATTGTTTTAAATATTTCCATATATTCTTCGTTATAATAATAATCAGGTAAAGAGAAAGATAATTTGCAGCTAATAGCCGTAAAAGCAATGAGATATATATATTTAATGGCATTTGCTATATTATTACCATTTGCAGCATTACTCAGAACAGAAGACATTGTATTGACTTCTATCAATGCTCCATCTCTGGTTTGATTGACAATATCATCATCCGGAATTATTGTTCCATCCTCAACAATGAAATTAGGATTAAGCACAGAATAATTGATATGCTTAATGCCAATCTCATTTGCCCGGATATGCAGAATATTTGCTGTCAATAAAACATTGAATATTGTCTCATAAGTTTTTGTTCCATCAGAAAATTCAATCTCATTGAAGTCAAGCGGAGTGCTGATATATAATTTATCTTGCTCACCTACTTTTTCAATTTCCATTTTGTAATCATTATCATCTATAGTCATTGTAACCGAATGAACTCCATTAACAATAAGATAAGGATAATTAGGTTGTTCTTCTGCCCATTCTATAGTAGCACCGGTATTACCTAATGATGAAGCGATATGATTTTTATAAGTTTCAGAATTTATAAACGGATTTGTGATTAATGTTTGTTTTTGATATGGCTGAAGCAAATTTTCAGGATGAAAAAGAAATCTTTCCATTTGATACCGCCAAACCCAATTGTTTACACCGCCGTAACGCCAGGTATGAAGGAATAAAACATAGAAAGAATTGGTTTCTGAAAGATAATAGATATGAGTATAAAATCCTTGCCATAAATTGGTATAGCTTCCAGTTATATAGGGTAATTGCCAGCTATATAATTCATTATGATCTTCAAGAGTAATTAACAAATCTTGTATATACATCCCCAGTGAACCAACTGCATCATTCACATATTGATTCATATTCAATGCTAATTGTGTTACTGGCTCTGTCATTAGTTTTTGCAGATTATTGCCTTCCCCTTCTATTTTCCAAGAACTGTTCCCTTCACTAAAAGTATATCCAAATTTTCTTGCCTGCGTAATCCAAATATCTAATGAATCTCGCAAGGTAATAGTCATACTATTATTATCATAATTATGCTTTATGTCTTCTAATCGTAATGCCCCTGTAAAAATCGCATTTCCGCTATCTGTATCCACTAATTGGAATGCGGCATCATAATATTCAGGATAGATAGAATTTATCAATTTATTGTTTATTAGATTGTTGAAATTACCTTCTTTCAATAGGGTGATGGTTGCGGTTCTACCATATATTTCAGAAATATTATCTGCAGCTCCTTGTTTTGCCGAAACATCCCAATCAATAAGGTCGTCTGGTTCTATGCTGAATAATAGTTCCGGTTGCTCTCCATCAATTAGTGTAAGCGATTCATATATATCTAATCTGGCATTCTCGAACATATCAATTTCCCATCACATTGAGATTTTTCTCTACCCGCTTAATAGCATTTCTGAGAGGTAATCCATCCAAATAAAGATTGAAATTTTGTTCTCTATTGGAAGCTATTTCTCTCTTAAGCCCATCTATGGACATCATCAATTCATTCTGTTGATTATTAATATTGATATTACTAAGATTATTTTTTCCTGTAGAAGCAATTGGTGCTGGAGGAAGTTCAAAAGCACCCGGAGCAATAGAAGGAATTGAACCAGCACCACCTATTCCACCAGTAGCTAATCCTACTAATTTCTGCATAAAAAATAATTCAAGCATCTGTGCTATAATCTGAGAAATGATTCGCATAGTTATTTCTGCCATTGACTCCCATGCATTATTCCAAGCGTCTTTCATACTTTTAGTTCCGCTAATAAAATCATATATCGTATTTCCCAAGACATTAGTTATATTTGCACTAATATTGCTCATATTTTCCTGAACTACATCTGATATATTCTTTATATTATCCGGGATTTCTGAATATATTTTTTTAATCTGATCGGCTCGCCACTTATCCAGTAGCACCGAATTTATTCCTTGCTTCACATATTCATCATATTCTTCTTGAATTTTTTGAATACGGAGATCAATATAGCGATTACGGTCTGTGGTCACCTGCAGCTCTATATCTCTGCTGGTCTCAATATATTTCTGATAAGCTTCCCAGAATTTTTGTGTTTCAGCTAATTCTGCTTCATACATCTCCTTCATCTTATCGGCTTTGTCTTTTTCTATATTCTGAAAATAATCGAATGCTTCTTTTTGCAGTTCTCTTTCTTTGGCATAATACATATTATCTATTTGTTCTTTTGTTAGAACCGTAGAATATTTAGCATCTATTTCTATCCTATATTGCTTTAGCTGACTATCAATCCAATCCTGCGAATATTTAGCAATTATCTCATAGTAATCTCTTATCGCTTCTTCATTAGTAATCAATATCTGTTTGAGATTATCACCTGTATCGCCTAATCCTTTTTCATAATCCTCAAGCATTTTTTGTAATGCAGAAGTATCTATGCCTTTTTTGGATAATTCATTCAGTTCATTGATTCGTTTTCTTACTTCCCAAGTAATAGTTGAATATGTATTTTCTACTGATTTTGGAATCTTGCCTATATCAATCATACTATCAGTAATAATTGTAGAGATTTCTTTTGAGTCAGATTTTAACTTTTCCAGATAAGGGTTAACTTTTTTTGTATCGGCACTTTTACTCCATATATCGGCAATTGAGCCAAAAGCATTTTTCAAATCATCTCCACCTAATACTGATAATACCGCCGGCGGTAAAGCACTAATCGTATCAATTATTTTCTTGATGGTTTTGAAATATTTACTTTCTAATTTCTTAAGTTCAAAATCAATAGCTAAAACGCCTTGAGATACAAGCGTAACAACCAGGGTAATAGCTCCACCACTAATTTTAATTAAATCAGAAATTAATTCTGCCAATCCTTTTCCTGAAACAATCAATCCTGAAACAGCATCTGCCCAAGCCATCTGCACAATAGAAGCATTATTGATTTCGCCTTCAGTGAAAGTATCACTTTCTTTTGTCATCAAAATCAGATATTGAGTAATAGTAGATTTTACACCTTCAAGAAAAGACAATGAACCGCCTACTGTCTCCAGATAATCGCTCCAGGCATTCTTCAGTTGTTGAGTTGTAGTCGCAGAAGCCAATGCTAATCCTTTATATTTTTCTTCCAGAGCAGCTAAAAGAACTCTTTGTGCTTCTGTTTTTTTACCTGATTCCACAAATCCTTTTATCGTCGCTTCCTGAGTTTCATTGAACATAACACCTACCCGTCTCAGACGAGTTAGCCCCAAAAGCGGGTCTGCAAGAGAAATGCCGAGCGTTTTAGCTGCACCTTCTAAACTTCCCATACCTTCTGCCATATCCACCGTCAATGCTTGAACTCTCGGGAAAAGCTCTTTGCTAATACCATCAAATCTTAAAAGTGATTGAGTTGCACCCTTGAGAATTTCTTCATCGCCGAATTTGGAAACATGTTGCAATTCTGACGCCATATTAGATAATTCTTGAGTTGTCCAATTTACTGCTTGACCGGTAGAGCGTAGGGTAGTTTCTATTTGACGCATAGCAATAATTTGCTCATTATAATTTTGCAAAGATTTCTTGCCTATATCCAGAGCAGTAGTGAATGTCTTGTAGGCAATCGCAGCTAAACCTATGTTCTTAGCCAAACCCATAATACTTTTATCAAGCGATTTTACTTGGGTAGCTGCTCTTTCTTCACCTTCTACGCCGAAGATCAGACGTAATTTCTGAGTTATATCGTTCACGCTCTTCTCTTTCCTTGTTTGCTTGAGTTTTTCTTGCTATATTCAATTGGTCTATGAACCATTGCGGTTGGTTTTCCCACGAGCCCTCCAGCGGATATTGATGGAAACCATTGTTGATTTCCATTAGATATTGGATAATATACCGGCTGAGTGGCGAAATGATTGGCATTCCATCGTTCTGATCGCATTCTTCTAATTTCTCACAATATCTGCATATAGCATATTTCAGTATCTCTCTATCTTCAAGGACGGTAGAACTCTGATTGGCGAATAAGAATTCTACCGCTCTTATTAGTTTTTTTCATTATTCTCGGTGCGCTCTTTGATTTCATTCTCGTGATTCATTATCTGCATATATACTTCATTATAGCCATCAGGATTTTCCATAGCAAATAATTCCAATCCCTCTTCAGTAAGCGGATATTCCAATTCCCATTTTATCAAACTATAAAGAATAGTATAAAATATGGCTACAAGTCCGCCATTGAATACACGATTGATATTGCCATCAGGAGTAATTTCTTGAGTGAATACCTTTTCTTCTATTTTGGCATTAAGCAGAGGTGAGCGAACTCTTGCTGTAGCAAAATATTTGCCATCTAATTGAATTTCATATTCAAACGCTTTCATCCGAGTAGCGAGACAATCTTTGAATTTATCCATTATATTTCTTCTCCTTTAGTATATTTGGATTGCGACACTATTCTCTACATCACTAGCAATTGCTTTCATTGTCACATTGCTTTCGAACAAATCCCTATCGGGATCAGCTGAATCAAATGCTGTAACCAACGCGTAAAAATCAATTTCCCAATAACTCGTTCCAGAACCAAGTGTTATAAATTCCGATAATTGATTATCAACACCAATAGCATCCATCGGATTAAGCTCAGTTGTTTCTTGCTTGAATAATCCTTTTACATTTAATTCGCCTTCCTGCCGAAGAATTATATCTCGCAATCTGGACATTGAATTCGTATAGCGTTTGGTGTCATCAATATATATATTTGTCAGAGTCAAAGAGAATTCAGTCAATCTGGTTTTTTCGCCAAAATTACCGTTATAAACTGTATCACCAAATTGAACCACGGCAGGGAAAGTAAGACCGGGATCAGTTCCAGTAATAACTTGTTCTACTTCTCTTTCGTGATCGGTTATTCTGCCAGACATAGTGAATTCTATTGCCTCTTTACTTCTGCCTGTAATTACTAATGAATCAACGGCACAACCTTTAGCAATGTCAACTTTATATTTTGATGCTATTACTGTATCATCCCAAACCTTCATCATTACCAGCGATTTTGCTGTAGGTGGAGTATCTTCAAAAGTGTATTTATGATTCACTGGGGATTGATGAAACATTGCCTTAAGCAGTATCTCGTAATCCAGGGATAATTTACCTGATAGCGTGAAAGTGCCATCGGTAACGCCTTGAACTTGTTCATAGGCAGTTGCCTGAGAAGTTCCTGTTTTATAATTAGTGTCAATCAGCTGTCTATCAGGATTAAGCTCTAATTTCACAGGCATAACGGTTAAATCCTCCCATCGAACTGAAAAAGTCGGAGGAGCACCTCCCGTTGAATGCGTGTTCCCGCTTCCCAATGATGTTTCCAGCCCGATTGCTACTCTGTATTTATTCCCACTTCTGTAATTTCCCATTTATTTCTCCTTTTTAGAGTTTATATTTTCATTATCAGAAATCTCTATTGGTTCAGAGATTTCCGATTCTTTCTTCTTTTCTTGCTTGGGTGCTTCTTTCTGGATGGGCTTATTAACCTCCAGAATATCAGCCACCATAACCGCCACACTATCCTCTACTTCTGCCTCTCTGTCGGGAGATAATCTGTAGAGTTTTCCATTACAAGGCATAATCCTTGCTGTCATTCCTTTTTTGAGTTTTACAATACGCATAATTTACCTCGCATTCATATATTTAATGTTATAATTTATACTTGAGATTATATCCAAGTCACCAACTAATTGAGTCACAAATGGCATATCAGCATGCCAATTGATTGCCTCTAAATTCACTAATGCGGTTTTGGAGTTTAATCCAGAGCTTTTTAATATCTCACCAATGGCAGCATAAAGAACATTGCAATGCTCTTTCATTTTATTAACACCGCTTTGAGTTATAATAAAGATAGATATATCCAGAAGCTGAGTCAATATTCCACCATTATCGTTTTCTGTGGTCTCAGAATTAAGCAAGATGAAGCCAAAGGGATTATTATTACCTGAAAACATTAAGACCTCCGGCAATATACCTACGGTTTTACATCCTGCTTTCTGAAGGGCAATTAGTATTTCATCAGTTATATCAGTTATCTGATTTGTCATTTATTCGCCTTCTTGTTTTTTTCGGTCTGGAGTTTGGCAATCCTTTCCAGATATTTATTACCATCGGTTTTATTGAAGCCAAAATGCTCTCGCTTGGGAAGATGATAACCTCCCGTTTGGTGCAGTAAAGCTACTCTTGCTCTGTTCTGATCCGCATAGTATAGAATTGCTGCATTCGCCTGAATCTCTATACTGAGGGACCGGTGCATCTGTCCTGTATCTTGAAGTGTGACTACAGAAGAACCTAATCCCCTTGTCTGCATTATCCCACTTTTGTATTCCTGGGTTGCTGCAGAATATTCGTGGAAGGGTTGGTGATTGATGTCTACACCATTTCTGGTGCGTTTCACTATTTCGCTTCTTGCTGACATTCCCAGTTCACGCCATTCTGACCGGGAGATTTTTCCCAGCTTGAATATAGGTGAATTATATTTGAATTCTATCATCTTGTCACTCTACCACTGGTAATTAGAAGTGAACCAGTATCAGTATCAATTCCTACTCTCATCCGGGAAATAGCACTGGCAATTTCGTTCTGATATGCTCTGGCGTATGTCTCTGCCTTCATCTGATGCATTTGATTGAAAGTTCCAAGACCCAGATCACGATAAATCAATTCCAATGCCTTCATATCACAAGCCGTGATAAAGGTTTCTGCATTTGTGATTAAATCCAATGCTTCATCATCAGTAGAAGCGTCTGTGCGATTATATAGAATGGTCAATATATCATTCTTTACTGCTTCTCTTGCTAATTCCAGTTTTGCATTCCAGGTTCTATTTACTTTGGCGATTATCCAGATATTCTCTGTAAGAGTGAAAGATGTAGTTTTGCCATCTTCTTTCAGAACTTCTATTTTCGTTCCATCTCCTTCCATCAGGTTGGAGACACCAAATAATGTTTCGCCAACATAATACAGTATAGTTATAATTTCTGACTCGGGAATATCCCATTCACCGGGAGTTTCAATTTCAGAAATATGCGATATGCCAAGAGAATCAGTATAGACGATTGAATCAATTGATTTATCTATATTAGTAATCTGAGCTGTTCCATTTCCTTGAATCGCAGGAATAGAATCATATCCGGCTAATTCGTTGACCTCTTTTTCCCATCTGGAGATTGTTTCCAGAGTTGAAAGAAGAGTAGTATCATTCCATTTCATTTTTCACTCAATATTGGGAGGCAGATTATCCTTATCTCTGCCTCCCTGAATTATTACTTTATCTACGCACTGAAAAAGCTTCAACTTTATCGGCACTTTCATCGGCACTGGTAACATAAGTCAGTTTCAAATATCTGGCAGAACCAATTAATTTTGCCGGAATATTGAATTGACAAATCATTTCACCAGAATCCCAGGAAACATCTGTTTGAACACCTTGTTTAATCAGAATACTGGGCAAAACAGTAGTGACTGCGTTAGCGGTCAATCCCACTGTAGGTCTGATTTCCAGAGAAGCACCTGAAGTAAGTTCTACCGTAGTAGAAGCAGCACAAACTACAATATGCAAGCCATCGTCTGCAATTGTTTGTAATTCAATAATGTTTGTGCTATCGCCTGGCTGAGCATTAGGCAATGCCTGGTCTTCAGACAGAATCTGATCTATTGCGAATCCATATTTTTGATAAATAGCCATTATTATCCACCTTTTAATCCAAATCAGTAGTTTCGGTAGCTACCAGAGCATCTTCCCTGTAAATCGGGACGCCACGCCAAGTAGCTACATTGTTATTGTAATCAGTTGATTCAGCATACATATTCAATTTACCATCTTTGATTGTAGATATTGCTCTACGAGCAGTAGCATTACAATAAATGACAGTATTGCCGGAATCAGCTTCTACTGCATCAATCAAGGCATTCATATCATCTGCCGTAGGTAAATGAGATGTATCAATCTGAGTAATAACTGCTACAGATTTCGCACTGGGAATAATCAGCGTAAAGTAAGCAGAAAATATCCATTTGAAAATATTCATCTGCTTATTTGTTGTAGTATCAGTTACAATCGGAATGGGCTGATTCGGAGTCATATCAATAACCTGGAGCAATTCTGTATTATTGAAACGCAGAGAAGCACCATCAAATTCATCCCATCTAACAGCAAAGATTGAAGAACGATAAGCAGTTGTCGCTCCCTTTTGAGCTATTACTTGTCCTAAATCCTTTGCGTATTGATGAAATCCTTTAAATGCCTTTTCATAACCAAAGCTCGGGACATTACCATAAAAGACGGCTTTCGCTAAAGCGTTGGTCAATGCAGCCAAAGCTGCAGTATAATTGTCTTTAAGCCAGCCCTCTTTGCCACCAGGATATTGAAGGATTGCCTGATAATCATCAAACAAATCAAAGACCAATTCCTTGAGGTCAATTTGGGCAGTATTTACATCTACTTTTTGAGGAACAATTCCTTCACCAATTTCTCTAAAAGCAGCAGTAGGGAGCGAATTAAAGTAACGGAATTTGTGTTTAATTCCGTGTGAAGCTTTTGCTACTGTGGCGGTCTGTAAGAGCGATGAGCGTTTTAGTAAATCAACCACAATAGGTTGATACTCGTTTCCTACACCCCAGGCAGCAGCTAATGTTTGTAAGTTTGCAGTTGTTGTTGCCATAATAATTTCCTTTTTTTATTTTATTGGTTTTTTTGCTAAGCCGATTATTGCATCAGCCGTAGTTTGTGGAGTCATACCGTCTTGAGCTTTACTCTGAGGATAATTAGGATAATTTCCTTTTTCCTCATCAGATAGAACTCCCGTTGAGACCAAAATGTCATAGAGATCAAGATTGTATTTTGCATCAGCAGCAGATAATTCTTTACCTTCTTCTGCTTTCTTTAGTTTGCCCAATACTGTCTTTACTCGCTCATATCTTTTATCGGTCTCTTTAATGTTTGCTAATTTTTCATTCGCTGCTTTCCAACTGGAAAGTATTTCCTGATTTTGTTTAGCAAGATACTGATCATATTGTTCTGCTTTGGATTTGATCCGCTCAAATTCTTTTTGTTTTTCAGGGTCATTCATCTTTTCTGTTTTCTCTTTTTCTATTTCCAATTCCTTTTCCAGTTCTCGTATTTTTGTTTTTCGAGAAGCAGATTCCCGATTTGCGCTTGAGAGTGTATCCAATATGTCAGTTGCCTCTCTCGTGGCATCCGCCAAAAGAGCACTTACTTCTGCGGGAGCATCTGCTCCCAATTGTGACCTAATCTTATCCAAGATTTCCTTGATAGCCATTTGTTTTTACCTCGTATTTATTTTATTCTCCAGATTCTTGAACTTCAATTTCAAGAACGGTTGAATCCACTATTGGGGCATCAAAACAATCTTTGAGCGCAAGAATGCGGATTGTCCCCACTTTTGCTGTCCCTGTAGTTGCTATTTCAATTTCTGTATCTGATACTTTTGTTATAGTGTTAAGAATTAAATCAGTCGCTCCAAAATCAATGAACCAGTTATCTGCGCTTTCTGAATCAGTATCAATAAAAGTATTTTTTGTGACATCAATAGCTATGGCTGGGTCAACATCTTCTTCAGTAATGGTTGATTCCGTAGCAAGAACCGGTGCAGCTACATTGCCTAATATGCCCTGGATGATTATATCTTGGAAAGCTGCATCCGCCTCAACATCGGCTAAGATGTCCTCTTTAAGTTCGCTAACGGGATAATATTTTTTCTGATTGCCCGAATTAGCAATTAGAATACTGATTGAATCGGTATTTTTAATATTCATTTTTACCTCTTGTGTATAAAATAATCATATTTGTTTTAATGTCAAGTTCTATTTTCATCATAATATTCTTTTGTTATCTGGATAAAGGTATGTCGGCAATTATACATCCGTTCGTCGGCTGTTCTTGCTTCAAATTCTTCTCTTTCATCATCAGTGAAAAATTCCTGATCCAGACCCTCAATGCAGGCAGGTCGATTCAGATCGTCTGTAGGACCAACATATTGCCAATATTTCTCTCCGGTATATTCTTCAGCGGAAGCATATTCCACTGCTTGAATGAATTTTGCCCTGGTGGTATTGGCGTAAGTAACAGAATAGCGAACTAATTTATTATCCAGAACTTCAGCTATTTGTTTTATCGCTACTTCTACTTTGCCTGTTCGCACAATCGTATCCATCACTATTCCAGTAATCTGCTTCATAGCATCTTCTGCCACGCTGGCAAATTGAAGTTCATAGAGTGAATTAAGTGCTTTCAATTTATTTTGTGTTTGGAGGGTAAAGCTAATCGGAACAGCTCCCTGCGGTCTTTTATTCTTCAATGCTTTGAGTAAATCATTTTCCTTGTTTTGTAGTTCTGTAACTAAATCATAATACCCCGCTTTCCGTAATTCTTCCATCAGCACGAAATAACTCTGACTTGCATACTGGATATTAGCAGTAGTATATTCCAGATTTCCGCCTTTCCGATCGAATTGATTCAGAAGCGAGTTCAAACTATTTCTCATTTTTTTAGCCACTCGTTCCATATTTTTTTCGAACCATTCGGTCTGATCATTAATTGCGGAGGAATATAAATCAGCCATTATTCAAATATCCCTGAAGAAAAAGTAGTTGAGTTTAAAGTTTGTTTTTTACTGGCATCAATTTCAGACACTCTTTGCTCCGCTTCTTCTCTGGTCATATCCGGATTATGTTTCATAATTGCCTCCGCTCTATCCATTGTGCCATTAGTTAGTCGCATTGAGATGATTTGTTCCTCTTCAATCGGATTAGCAGTAATAGCTATATCATTGAATTTGATGTTGAAATTAATATCCTCAGGCAATCTTTGTGAGCCATAATAATTCTCACATTGACAAATAAGATTCGCTAATTGCCGAAGCGATTCAATGTAGATGCTTTTTTTATCCTCATTATGGTCAATCACACCCTGCATTGAAAGCTTCAATTGATAACCGGAACTGAAAGCAGAAGCTTGTCTTACAGCTGAAGTTGATAGCCCAAGTAGTGAAGCAGTGAAATCAATGTTCTGATTAATAATTTCCCAGACCTGTCTCAAGTCCACATTAGGATTGATATAATACATTTTCCCACCGGCTTCTCCGCTGACCGGATCACGAGGAATATTGATATGTCTGGTGAGCCCAATTATCAATTCACGATTATCGGGGAATCCTTCTGTACAGAGAGTAGCAAAGGATTGATAGTCAAGTGATAAATCCAAATTAGTAAGCTGAATATTAGTGCGGAGATTTTGTGGGACAATTGAATTGTATTCTTCATTCCAGAAGCAGTTAAGCGGATAATCCAGTTCAAACCAGGCAATAGGAATTTTGCCGTAAGGATTGGGAATAGATTCTTTTATAATTTTATCAATCTCATAATCAGTTTTTAGTGTTGCTTCAGTATAAGTTTCTGCAGTCCAGATTGCCCAAATATCAGTCCGAGCTGGCAATAGATTATTACTCTGGGTGTTAATGCGATACATCACCTTAATTGGGGTATCGGGAAAATTGCCATCAGTAATTACAATACAGCGATCTGGTGTCAGAATATCAAGTCCCACCTTTTTTGTAATTGGATTCCATATCGGGATAACGCCAATCTTTCCGCAGAGTTCAGTGAATCTATCTATAATCTTAAGTTTTCCAACTAAATTCGCTTGATCAAATACTTTGACAATTGCGTCTTTTATATTTTGATTATCTGTATCCGGTTTAATTTCCGGGTCCCGTTGGAAGGTTTTAGACAGCTGAAGAATAAGAGATTTCGTCAATGGCACGGTGATAATGTAATTATATATATCCTTGAATGTTGCCGGGTATCTTTTTTGCATTTCTTCTTTTGTATATTCATATTGATTATTATAGTAAAAATCAATATTTTTTACAGCAGTATTCATTCTCGTATTATTATCTTTTCTTAGTGCTTCTGTCTTGCTTTGCTCTATTATATTCATTAGGCAATTCTCCAATCATTTTCTTTGATTTTATTTAGATTTATTATATTTCTTAAGGCGTCAGAAATATGGGTTAGCATCGTATTCTTTTCTTTCTCAATCATCCCATTTTGGTCTGTCGTCACTTGCTCCAGATCAGCAATAAGATGAACGCAGGTCGGGTCAATTATAATTCTATTATGAGCTAATTCTCCATTAGTAATATTGAGCGACCTGCGTTGCGAAATGCCATGCCTGTATCTTAATTGCCATCCCTTTCTCGCCAATATTTCCAAGTCACTTATATAAGCATTTGTCTCTCTCGCCGAACCTGTGCAATCAGGATAAATAACAAGTAATCTATCTGGATAATCAATGGCAATTAAATCAGCCATTTGGTATGTATTTGAATTGCGGAGATAATATTCAGAAAAGACATAAAGCGTGTCATCTCGCCAATATCCTACTACTGCTGTCATTGGATCAACATTGAAATCAATACCAATCTGCAGTATGTCATTTGGCATAGGTGATTCTACTTTTCTGATATGCTTATCCCGGGAAAAAGCATAATATGCCTGTATCCCATTCAAATTGACAAATTCCCCCCGGATATAGGCATTAACCATTTTCTCGTCATAGCTTGACATCAAGTCATCTATATATGATTGAGAGAGATATATATTATCGGTTGTCTTTGCTCTAATTAGTTTAGTCCCTGGATTTGGTTTTTCCTGAAGAACTTCATAACAAGTTGAAAATCCTTCTGGTGAGCTGACCATAAACAATTGACTATCTTTTCTGCCTCTTAATCTTTCCCTGAAGCGATTTACCGCTCTAAGCCCTTTTTGCTTCGGAATAATATCTATTTCATCAATTCCTGCATCCGTAAATGTTTCGCCTACTATTCGTTCTGGATACAAAATAGATTTAATATGCAAATCTCCGAAATCAGTTTTTATTAAAAGATTAGATAAATTTGAAGTATAATTTATTTTGCATTCATCAAGTATTTCACAGAACGGGAAAAAAAATAGAGATTTCCCCATTTCATAAGTAGGATAACCAATTCCGATATTAGATTTACCGATTGCTCCCGGTCTTTTCGTGAGACAAAGTAATGCTTTATAAAGAAAACTAATTGTCTTTCCGGAGCCGAGACCACCTACTAATCCGAGAGTTCTGGACCAATCATTCAAGAATTGCCATTGATGCGTCAAAAAATCCTCTTCTCGTAATCTAATTGTTATCACTTTCTGCCTGCTTTTTTGGCACTAATATAACTGTATAATTTTTGTTCACATCTTCATCCGGCATTGGATTATCCTTCTGATCGAGATATTGTTTTCCGAGCCAAACTAAAAGGGTAGGATTATGTTCTTCAATCGCTGACTTGACCTGAGCTTCGGACAGTTTCATCTTCATTGACGAAAATCCTTTTTTATATGCCTTGGAAAACTCAGAATCTTCGTCTTGCATGGCAGCTCGGATTGTATCTACGTGGCATTCGATCTGCTCAGCCATTGTGTCGTATGTGGCACGGAAATAGCCAAATATTTTAGCTTGCTTAGGATCAAGCTCAATGCGCGGTCTGCCTATGGGTTTCTTTGGCTTGTCTTGTGCCTTTGTTGTTTTTGAAACTATCTTAGACATTGTCCCCGCCGACATATTCCCAACTCGTTTTAATTCTATTATATTTGTTTTTATTTGAAGATATTCTTGTATGTGATGAATATCTGCCATAATTTTTGAGAACCCAATTTTTGGATTTTGTGCGTCTTGCGATAAACGCAGGATTGTTTGTCACTGATACATATCTATAACCGTTTTCCACATACATTTTCGCTATTTCGTCGCTAAACGCAGACCCAATCCCAACACCTTGATAATCTGGTAACACAACTGTTCTGTGTTCTTTTCTCATATTTTTTACGCCAATCATTGGAAGCACTGCGGTGAACACTATTGGTTTGCCTTTATAATAGCCAACATATTGCTTGCTTGAGTTGTTTAGGTTGGCGGCTAAATAATGATATTTTTTAAACATATCCCATAATCCACGTTTTTCGCATATGCTGATTTCAATGTTTGGTCGCCGATAACGCCCCCGTGTTACTTCAAATCGCATTGTGTTGGTATCAAACACCCAGTCCGGTTCAAGCCATTCTATTATGTCGAAATGACACGTTACTGCTATAAACTGTTTTTCTGTTTTTCTGATAGCTTTAGCGATTGCTGCGCTTCCGATCTGCGCTACATTGCGATCAACAACAGATGTGAATTCGTCAAATACGATTAAATCTTTATCGCTTGCTATTGCTCTTGCAATGTCGACTCTCATTTTTTCGCCCGTGGACAAAACACTGTATGGCTTTAGCCATGAAGGCGGAGAGGAAAATCCTACAGTGTTCAATATTTTGTGTATATCTTTAAGATTCATGTTTTTTGGAAAATCGTCGAGAACGCATTCACTAACATAATCGTGACACATTATGTAATTGTTGGGAAACAATTCTTTGGCTATTGTTGTTTTGCCTGTTCCACTATTTCCACAGATAACGCCAATGCTCCATTTGTCAGGCATGTCTATCTTTCCAATAAATCTTTCTATTGATTCTGTGGTTTCTATGTCGAATTGGCCTTTAGTCGCTGTGCATCTATAAGATTCAGAATGCTTTGTTTTTCTTATAATATCGAAATTTGGCATTGATATCCTTCTTTTTGGAGCTTTTCAAATGCGATTTGCAGAGATTCTTCGTTTTCAAAGTTTATAATGATTGAAAATATAGACTCAATTTCTTTGTTTTTTATTTCAACAAGATTTTCTTCATCTTTCTCTGGAATATCCATGCCCATCTCTTCAAGATCAAATTCGCCAAACTCAGCAGACAGCATCTCAAAGTCCCAATCCCCGAACAGCACATTATCTCGCAGAACAAATTCCTTTTGCTGCTCTGGCGTGAGATCAGTGGCGGCGATCGCCCACTCATCTGGGATGTCTTTCATGCCAAGCTCTCTAATGGCTGCGAGCCGCTGATTCCCGCCTAAAACACACATGGTCTCGGGATCGTAAACTATTGGGCGTAACTTCATCATCTCAGGGAATGATTCGATTGAGCGCATAAGTTTTTCCAGCTTGTCTTTGCTACATTTGCGAGGATTATTGGGATTGAACTTAAGCTTGCTTGTCTTCACTCATCGCCTCCATTATTACACATTCAGCTGTTCTAATCATTCGGTGCTCCTTATGCGGATATTATCTCATCACACATTTAGAAAATCTTTGTCTCTTTCTTCTCTTGAAAGCACTACTCCATTGGCATACTTTGCCAAATCATCTTTTATATAAAACTTCATATTTGTGTCCCTGCATATTGAAACGGCATCCTTCAAGAATTTCACCCAATCAATTAGTCTTTCTTGAGGATGGTTATTTATTTTCCCTATCTTCACATGATCTATGAATCCGGAAACAATTTCTAGCATTTTCAAGGATTCCACTGGATCAATAACAGGCTCAAAGCTTGCCCATGTCTTTATCCCATTATCGGCAAACACTTTTAAGGCTTTAATTCTTTCCTCTCCTATCGGAGCTCCTGGTTCCCACATTTTTGAAAGATCAGGATCAAGCAAGGTCAAGGTAGTTCCCATTTTAAAATGCCTCATATCGGACATTATATCGATATCATTTATCCCTTTTCTTGGGTTCTTGGTTAAGATGGAACAATGGATATCATGCTCATGGAAAGCACACAACACATCTCTAGTTTCTCCCGATTCCAGTCCACAATAGGGATCACCAGTAAAACTTAAAAGAACCTGTTCTCCGCTATTTTTTGATTTCGAAAACCTTTCTGCCTCTTTCCACAATCCAGCCATATTAACGGAAACATTATCATGGCAATATTGGGGATTAAACACTTTCATCATTCTTGGGACATAGCAATAGCTACATCCATGATCACAGCCTTTGAAATAGTTCATAGCAAATGGACTATATTCTCTGGCTCTCCCTTTCGGTTCATAAATTTTAATCATTTTGAATCTCCTTTAGATATGGAACATCAAAACACATGTAGTGTTTTCTGTCAACATATTTTATTGAATAAGAGAAGATTCCGTTGTTTGCTAGGTATTGTTCCATAACCTGCATTGGGTTTTTATTGAAGAGGGTAGTGCATTTGCTGATCATTTCTTTTGAGAAGCCAGACTGCTTCAGGATCCCATGAGGCAATGCACCATGGTGTGTCTGGATGTATGTCACAAACACTCTTCCTGTGTAGTTGTGGTTGAATAGTATTTGTAGCTGTGCAAATGGGCATCCGTATGCGTCAAGATCAATAATGTCAAACCTGGATAGATTTATGCCAGAAAGCACCTTAAGATTATCGGTAGCTATATCGACATTTGGATGATCCACTTTGTCAACTTGTAAAACTTTTATTATTTTATCGGTGCGTTTTTTTACGGTGTCCCAAATCAGCCCTTTTCCTGCATATGCGTCAAGAACGCAAAGGTTGTCCTTTTCAGGCAAGTTGTTAAGCCTGAGGTTAACCTTCATTTCTAGGTGTGAATTATTAGTTTTGAGATTGCGAGATTTCGATTCCATCTAATTCCCTGATGGCTTTAATGGCGTCTTGAACATCGAGGACTAAATCAATTGGTACGCTAATTAAGTAATGAACTTTTTTTATCGGTCGTATTTCTTTGTTTTTCTCATCTATGTCTTTAATTTCTGTTTCTATGTCTGGCATATCCATGCCAATATCATCAAAGTCAAATTCGCCAAACTCAGCAGACAGCATCTCAAAGTCCCAATCCCCGAACTGCACATTATCTCGCAGAACAAATTCCTTTTGCTGTTCTGGGGTGAGATCTGTGGCGGCGATCGTCCACTCATCTGGGATGTCTTTCATGCCAAGCTTTCTAATGGCTGCGAGCCGCTGATTCCCGCCTAAAACATACATGGTCTCGGGATCGTAAACTATTGGGCGCAATTTCATCATCTCAGGAAATGATTCGATTGAGCGCATAAGTTTTTCCAGCATGTCTTTACTACATTTACGCGGATTATTAGGGTTGAACTTAAGCTTGTTTGTCTTCATTCATCGCCTCCATTATCCAGTTTTTGTGGAACTCATAAGCTTGTTTGTTGTTTTCTAAAATGTATTGTTCGATGCGCGCATTATCGGAAAGATTGCCAGAGCCTTCGAATACGATATGCTTCCCACATTTGGTTTTGATTAGCGTAACCTTGGCGTGAGACCAGGTTGATTTGACGGTTAGGTTTGGGTTATTTTTGGCGGCATTGATGAGCATGCGAGTCCAGCTTTCGTATTTTTTGTTTTCTCTGAAGAAGCTCGATATAAGAACCGAAATTGGCACTGTTTTCGATAGACTGATAATTTTAGCCACAGCCGGTTGATTCATGCGATAAATAGCGATAATGATTTCTTCCGGTTCATGATTCTGCAGAAGCGCATAGATGGCTGTGAGCGCATTCATATTTTTTGTGGTGACAATGCGATATTGCGTTCCTTCTGGCAGATCGAAATCCGCGATCTCTTCCAGATAGCGCACTGATTTTGTGATCAGGTTGGCGTATTTGACCACTGCTTTACGAGACACATTGTGTTTGCGCTCGTCTTTTTCATCGATGTCGATGTCAATCGAGTCGATGTCGATGTCAAATTCAAAATCATGATTAAAATTATAGCTCATAAGGACAAAATAATCAGCATTAATTATTTGTCAAACAAAATATGATTTTGGTAATCCGGCAGCATCGCCATAAGCACTAAAATTCCTTTCGATACTGGGTAAAAATCTCATCCTCTCTTTCATTTATACTCCATCCTTTCTTACTTTTCTTTCTTTTTTGGGGTCTTCAAAACATCCTTTCTCCGGGTTTGTGTAGTATGTGCAGATTGTCTCGGAGCGGAAGGATGCAGTCATATTGGTTGCGAACCTGCACCTGCCCTCGTATGAGCAGGTGCAGCAGTTCATATTGTTTTTTTTCTCTATCGGATTAGGTCTGCGGAGCATTGTTCACTTCACGCTTTCATATTTGGTATAGACACTCTAAAACGGAACATGTTCCTGATTCGTGCTGGTGACTGTATCCTGATTTTCTGGTTCAGGAATCTGATCGATGTCAATTTCCTTGCTTGCTTTCCGAATGTCAATTATTTTTTGATATAGCGGAAAGTTTTCATCTGCTTCGGTAACTATATCCAGCGTTTTCCCGATTAGCATCGTCGGAATGAATGCTTTCATTTCTTTTTCGCTCAGTCCGCATACTTTTCCGAGTCGTCTGAGACGCCATAAAGCGGCAGGTGATAACCAGAAAGTATCGTAAATCATTTTACCTTCTTGGGTTTTCATCTGAAATTTGTAGCCGGGTTTACCTTCCCGGGAATATTGCATCCCGGTTTTCACAATGGCAACGGTATAGAGACCTTCTTCATCAATGAATTGGCCTGTATCGTTGCCAGCTTCGAGATCGATAGGTTCGTAATTGTCGCTCATGATTTCCTCCCTTAGAGCTTGGTTTTCGATTGATTTTTATTTTTCATGTCCGAAAATCCTTAAATATTTGCTAATAAAAAATTTGCCGCCGATGAGGAATAATATAATAGGAGTAGTATGGAAATTAATTCGGCGGCAAATTCATTAAAGATAAAAACATATTTATCTTCCAGCCCGGGGTATTGGGCTGTTCTTGTTGGCGTGAGCAAAATATAGAACATATTATTCATTCCTCGGAGACAATTATTGGGATAGCAGGGATAATGTCAAGAGAAATATTTTATTTATGCAGGATATTTAATATTTCTTTCATATTTTGTTCATAACTTGTTGTCGTTATACAAGTTACATAACAAAAAAATCTGATAAGGCAAAAAATAGATTTCCCTGGTTATTAAAAAAAAGAGCGGGATAAGGGAAAAAATAATTATGATAGAAAGAGAGAAAGAGAAAAAGAAGAAAAGAAAGAAGCAAAGAAAAGAAGTAATAAGAGATAGAGATAAAGACAGTCCATTATATTATTTTTCTATTCTTCTCTCTTGTATATAATATATATACTCTCTTATATATATAATATATATAATATAATATAGTGATTTTGGATTTTTTAAGTTGTTGATTTTCAATGACTTAGCGATTTTAGATTTTAAGAAAAGCCATTTTTTCCGTTTTATAAGTTATTGAAAGACAAAAAGTTACGAAAAAATGGAAGCCAATATAAATTGCAATTTGGCTTCCATTTTTTGATAAATAGTTGATATATAAGAAGTTAAAAATTTATTTATATGAATCTACTATAAACGATAAATCATTGTTACTCAATATCTTACTTAAAAATAGAAGCCAATTCATTATAAATTTGGCTTCCATTATTTTATAAATTATTGCCTAACAATTAGTTATACAAGACAGTTATTTAAAGCCCTCTTTTTCTAAACTATAGAAAGACAATATCTTACTTAAAAATAGAAGCCAATATATATATGATTTGGCTTCCATTTTGAGCTATTTTATTTATTATTAACATCTTGCTTAAAAATAGAAGCCAATTTGATTTAATTTGGCTTCTATTTTTGCATAAGTGACTAATATATAAGAACTTATATTTTGATTTTTGTTTTGCATTCAGAAATAAAAATAATTCAAAAATATGAAAATAGTTCTTGACAGGATTTTGGCTTTTAAATTAGTGTCTTTTCAGGAGTGTGATAATGGAAATTAAATTATATTATCGTCCAGAAGAGGTAGCAGTAATGCTATCTTGCTCTTATCACTCAATAATAAGAGCAATAAAAAAAGGGATAATTCCCTGCACAAAAACATCAAGAAAGACATTTCTCATCAGTCATTCTGATGTTGAGAAATTAAAACAAAAACAAGTAATCCGGAAATATAACAAATCCTCTAAGCCAAAACTCCCCCAAAAAATTAAATCATCACTTTCCAATCCTAAACCTAAATTGCGTCCAGAAAAGCTTCTCGTCCCAATTCCATCACCTTCTTCTCAAACCAAAATTGCCAAGCCACAAAAAACGAATAAATCAGATTCAGACAACAAAAAGCTGATGGCGGATGTCAATGAAATTGTGGAAGCGTGGAATAATACAGCCAAAATCTGTAAATGCCGGAAGGTGACTAATGAGATTATTAAGGCAGCCAAAAAGCGATTGGAAACATATTCATTAGAAGAAATAAAAACAATCATCCTAAATTATCAAACTATTCTTCAAGACGAAAATACCTATTTCACTTATGCTTGGAATCTGTATGAATTTCTCACCCGGGCTAAATCCTTCGAATATTTCAATGATGACATTACTGTTTTATCTGCGAAATACAGAAAGTTCGATGCCGGCGATAGCGATGAACAAAAAGATGATGATAAATGGAATTGGTCTTTTCCCCAACCGAAGGAATGGGATAGCTGGTCTTTAGAAGAAAGAAAAACATATATTAAAAACAAATGCGTAAAGGAGACAAAATGAAATCAATACCTTACCTTATTTCTACCCTAATCAATAGTCAAAATAACGAAAAAGTGATCAATATCATTTTTTCATTAGTCAAGAGCGATGATATTCCTGTATCATATCAATCACTTTACAAAATCATAGAAATATGCTGGCGAAAATATAATTTGATAGAGCCGGTAAGCATATTTATGGAAATTGAAAATAAATACGAAAAAGAAGCTGACAAGAAAAAATTGATGAAACAATTTTATGAACTTTGGGATTTGGTCGTTTCTGATGCCTTTTGGGAGCATTATTTATCCCTATCTTTGACAGAAATAAAAATCAATAAAGCCAAAATTGTAGGTTATGAATTATCTGATCTTACTAATCCGATTAACATAAATACAATGCTAATTGAAAGCAAGAAAATGATAGAGGATATAATGAATCAATACACAATGGATAGTGGCAGATCGCTTGAAGACATTATCAATGAATATATTAATAGCATCGATCAAAAAATTAGTGGCAATGATAAAGACACAATCACTACCGGGCTCTCATTCGAAAAACATATCAATGGCTTTCATCCCGGCGATTTCATCATTCTCGCCGGGAGACCAAAGATGGGAAAATCAGCTATTGCCAATACTATTGTAGTCAATGCCTTAAAAAAAGGAAAACGGGTGATGCTGGTAAACAATGAGATGGATGAACAAAGCATTGTCAATAGGTTAATCGCTAATTTATACAATATTGATGTTAATATTTTGCAAAACCCTCAAAGAATTGACAAAGATAATCTGAAATATCTGGTAAGAAGTATTGATGATTTCAAGCAAAATTATCCTCTGGAGCTATACGCAATGAATATTAAGACACCAGGGCAATTATTCATAGAGTTCAATAAATTGGCAGATAGAGATAGACGTCCGGATTTCATTGTAATGGATTATCTTCAACTCTTCCGAGTAGAAGGGAAATTCAATAGCAGATATGATATGGTATCTGAATTATCCTGGCAGGTAAAAATGCTGGCAAGCGATCTCAAAGTACCTATTCTTGCTCTTTCCCAGGTCAATAGAAAGTGTGAAGAGAGAAAGGATAAGAGACCAGTACCATCGGATCTGCGGGAATCAGGCAACCTGGAGCAAGACGCCACCGCCGTTATGTTTGTCTATCGTGATGAAGAATATCACGACAATACTAAAGAGCCCGGAATCGCCGAGATCAATGTAGCAATCAATCGTAATGGGACGAAAGGAATGCAGAAATATTATATGGATTTTTCGCACATGCGTCTCAGCAATTTAGATAATAGAAGTTAAAAAATGATACACCTCAAACCCTCTTTACATCAGCGTTTCAAGCATATTGAAAATTCAAAATGTGGCAAAACAGGAAAAATTGCAAAGATGTCAACTGCTATCATCTTTTTTTCTTGTTTTTTCTCGTATTTTTCAAATTATTTTCAACTTTTTTTCAGATGTAAGTTATTGCCTATCAGCAACTTAAAAAATGGAAACGAAAAAAAACAAAAAAATATGCAAAAAAACGAAGATTTTACTTGACAAGATAACAGGGGTTGATATCTTTGCATTATCGATAGTGTGACAGTTTATACAGTTTGAAAGCGGTTCGCCGCAAAATAAAACCAGGGTTTTTCCAACCCGCCTATAGGAGGATAAAATGGAAAAGTTCAATGATCAATTCACTCCCGAGGATGTAGAGATTGCATCCGCCCTCACCGATGACGAGCTTCGTGCTCGAATCGCAATGTATCAGAATATTCTGGAATCCAGGAAGCCGGTCAATATGGTAAGCATTGATTGGGAAGGTTCAGTTCAGGACATTAGGAAAGGCAAACCATATTTCGCA